AGAATTTACAACTATTATTAACACTTTAAAATTATTACAATTATGCAGAAATTTATTATCTCAGTTAAAGAAAAAACTACTGGTCGTGACATTATTCCGCCTTATATCGTCAATTCTCTCGATGGTCTTGGAGTCTATTCTGAACGAGTTTCTTCGTTGGGTCTTATTGTTATTGTGGACTCAATTAAAGAAGAGAATGATTTTGTTGAACTTAAAGCTTAATTTAATGAAAAGTAATAATATTTGGAAAATTGTAATTGGAGCTGTATCCGCTGCCCTTGGTTACATCCTTAATGCTATTGGACTATGAATTATACTCTTATGCATTTTTTTGAATACCTGTTGTATTCTAATGTTCATTTTTCGGTGACTAGTGCTAGACGTACTCCCGAACAGAATAAGGCTGCTGGAGGTGTCCCGAATTCCCAACATCTTGTAGGTGAGGCTGTTGATATTAAACCTTATGGTTCTACTACATTCAATAAGTTGCTCGAAATGATTCATCTTTTCTCTGATAACGTTTCTTCGTTTGACCAGCTTATTATATATCCGACATTTATTCATATTTCATTCTGTTCTCGTAATCGTCGACAGGTAATAGATAAACGCAAGTAATTATGAAATTTTCTCCCGATTTGCTTAAGACTATTGACCATTGTCAGCATCGTTCATTTATTACGAATAAGTATAATGGTGCACGCGTTGCTGTAGATTGCGGTCAATGTGATTATTGTATCCATAAGAAAGCTCAAAAAGCGTCCATGCGCGTGAGGACCGCTGGAAGTGCTTTTAAGTATTCTTATTTTGTTACACTTACTTACGATAATGACCATGTTCCTCTTATGTCTTGTAAGGTTTTGCATAGTGATTATGAGGATGTTATAGGCATTTCGGGAGATATTCATTTTGGCCATGAATATCATAAGTATATCCCTGTTTCCGAATATCAATGTGATGATAACTCCGCGTTGCGTCATATATTTTTCGAGCAAGTACAAGGCACAGTGCCGTTTGACCGTGAGATTAAGGAATATGTTCCTGTTAAGGATAATTGGTTTCTTAGTATGGATGCTATTCGTAGTTTTATCTATAAGACGCAATCGGTTGACAAAACGGATTATCCCGCTTCTGAACAATATGGTCGTGATAACCTTATTCCCTTTTTAAACTATGTTGATGTTCAGAATTATATTAAAAGATTACGTAAATATTTATATAAACAATTAGGTTCTTATGAAACGTTACATTTCTACGCTGTCGGCGAGTATGGCCCTGTTCACTTCCGCCCGCATTATCATATCTTATTATTCACAAACTCGGAAGAAGTCTCGAAGATATTACGATACTGTCACGATAAGAGTTGGAAATTCGGTCGTTCAGATTTCCAGATTGCCAGAGGTGGAGCTTCTTCATACGTTTCGAGTTACGTTAATAGCCTTAGTTCTGCTCCCTTATTATATCGCTCATGCCGCGCGTTTAGACCCCGCTCGAGAGCGTCTCTCGGATTCTTTGAGAAAGGTTGCGATTTCGTGGAAGGTGAAGACCCTTATGCGCAGGTTGAACGAAAAATCGATTCTATCGTTAATGGAAGAATCTATAACTTCAACGGTTTCAGTATTCGGTCAACTCCACCCATGTCGTATATCCGTACCTTATTGCCCCGATTCTCGTCTGCTCGCAATGACGATAGTATTGCGATTGCTCGAATTCTTTGCGCTGTGCACTCAACGCCAAAAAGAATTGCAAGATATGGATTCATCGCTTATGACCAGAATTCAATCTTGAGCCTTGCTCGTACTTATTATCAATATCTTAAGGTTAACCCTATTCTTACTGACGATGATAAAATTATATTACATTCTTCTCGGTGCTCTACTAGGCTCGGTTACATGTCTGTTGATTTCGATGTTGAGTCTTATATTAATAAACTATATCGGCTGTTCTTATATGTCTCTAAGTTCTTCCGTAATTGGCATTTGCCTGACTTCGGTTCTGACCTTACTCCTTATACCAATCGTATTTTGTTTATACTTAGGAAGGGAATAGAATATGAGAAGAAAGCGAATTATGAAAGTTTACGAGATGTATATAAACTTCGTTCCCAATACCCTGACATCTCAGATTCTATGTTTGCGTTGCCTGCGAACGGGCAGGAGAGTGATGTCTTGTCGAACGTTTCACGTGAAACGGTTCAGCTTCTTGAGCAACTCCGGTACCGTAGTTCGACATACTGTCGTGATATGATTAAGCATAAGAAACTTAATGATGCTAATAATATTTTTAACCGTATGGTCTAATTTAAATATTAATTAATTATGAGTGACTTTAATCCTTTAGACCGAGCTAAAATTTCTACCCATCGGTCTTCTTTCGACTTAAGTTCGAAAAAATTGTTTACGGCCAAAATAGGTGAGATTCTTCCTTGCTATTGGCAGATTGCTATTCCAGGTAATAAATATCGTATTTCCTCTGATTGGTTTACGCGTACTGTTCCGGTAAATACCGCTGCTTATACTCGTATCAAGGAGTATTATGATTTCTATGCTGTGCCGTTACGGTTGATTTCTCGCGCGCTTCCACAGGCGTTTACTCAAATGACGGAATATATGACTTCTGCCGCTTCTGGTTCTGCTAATACGAAACAATTGACTAGCGTTCCTTATGCTCCTGTTGGCAATATCTCTGCCGAGATTCAGGCTCGTGTAGCTGCTAAGACTGTTGACGATGCTGGCTTTGGTTTCGCCTATGGTTCTTGTAAATTGTTGGATATGCTTGGTTATGGTTCATTTATTGGTACCGCTAATACTAAGAAAAAAGAGATTACTATGCAGTATCTTGGTCTTGATACCACTTCATTGGCTGATTCTCAGAATCCGCTTATTTATGGTACTAGCATTAATTTGAATCTTCTTCCTATTTTCACTTATCAGAAGATTTATTTTGATTTCTTTTCTAACTCTCAATGGGAAAAGCATTTGGCTTATGCTTACAATGTCGATTATTGGAATGGTGAAAGTTCTGTCGAGATTTCCGCTGATATGATTAAGCTTCGTTATGCGAATTATCCTAAGGATTATTTCCTTGGTGTCCTTCCTTCTTCTCAGTATGGTTCGGTAGCTGTTCTCCCTTCTGTTGTTTCTTCTCGTGGTTCTAGTATGATCCTTGCTGGTACTGAACCTTCAGGCCAAGGTTCTCTTACGGGTACTTCTATTGTTAAAAACGCTCCTTCTCAAACTTCGTTGGTTACTGCTAATACTTCGTTGGATGACCGTGCTCTTTATCTTAATTCTGATTTATCTGCATTGTCAATTCGCGCAACCGAGTATCTCCAGCGCTGGAAAGAAGTAGTTCAATTTAGTAGTAAGGATTATTCGGACCAAATGGCTGCTCAATTTGGTGTTAAAGCTCCCGAATACATGGGTAATCATGCGCATTATATTGGTGGCTGGTCCAATGTGATTAATATTAATGAGGTTCTGAATACTAATTTGACTGCTGATAACTCTCAGGCTGTTATTGCTGGTAAAGGTGTTGGTTCTAAGTCTGGTCATACTATTAATTATGATTGTGGCGCTGAACATCAGGTGATTATGTGTGTTTACCATGCTGTTCCTTTGCTTGACTGGTCTCTTAAAGGTCATAATCCTCAGTTGCTATGCACATCTGTTTCTGACTTTCCCCAGCCTGCTTTTGACCAGTTAGGTATGCAGCCTGTTCCGGCTCTGGCGCTTAATAATAGCCCTTCATCTGCTACTGGTAATATTGGATACAATTTACGTTATTGGCAATGGAAATCTGCTGTTGATACGGTTCATGGTGCATTCCGTCCTAATGCTGCTTATCAGTCTTGGGTTGCTCCGCTTCAAGGTTCCCAGATTCAGGTCTCTGGTCAGTCTTCTTTGAGTTATCAGTCATTTAAAATTCGTCCTCAGCAACTGAATTCTATTTTTGAGCCTCAAATTACTACTAGTAATTATAATGTGGCTTATGACCAGTTATTGTGTAATGTTAATTTTCAAGTGTATGCTGTGCAAAACTTGGATAGAAATGGTTTACCTTATTAATTGTGTGTCGTTATGAGAAATTTTGCTTATGTTAATCCTGATTTTGAACAGGATGATGTGGTTCCTGAATTGGTTGAAGGAAACCCCTGTTATGAGGCTAGTGCATATGATTCGGTTATGTTGGAAGAATTGTCTGACGGCTCGTATATGTATATGGATATGACTTCTATTCTCCTTAATCAGGAGAAATACCGTCGTCTCCTCGGTGATATGAATGTGCAGAATATACTTGCTCAAATGCATCCTACTCAGTCTACTCCTATGGACAATATGACTGATGAGGAACGTTTTAATTGTGTCATTTCTCGTCATTGTCAGACTATGTCAGAACGTCAGGCTGTTCTTCAGCAGTTAGCTAGCGAGAAGTCTGAGCTTACTAAGTATGCTGAAGTTCTATTGGCAGAGCAACAGTCAGCGCCCGCTTCTGCGCCCGCCCCTGACGCTGCTGTTCAATGAGATTCTATGATATTGGAGAAAGCCCCTTAATGGGGTACTCCGAAAAACATATTGCTCCGCTTCTTGTTGGCGGTCTTATTGCAGCCGGTGCTTCTCTTGCTGGCAACGCCATTGGTGCTTCTTCTCAATCTGCTGCTAATGATGCTAATGTTGAGATTAACCGTCAGAATAATCAGTTTAATGCTGACCAAGCTGCTATGCAGCGTCAGTGGCAAACTGATATGTGGAATCGTAATAATCGCTATAATTCACCTAATGAGATGATATCTCGCGGTCTTAACCCGTTTATTGGTTCTAATGTCGGTGCTGGAGTTTCTAAGTCTCCTGCTTCTGGTGGCGCTTCTGCTTCTGCTTCTCCTTCTCCTAGCATTCAGGCTTTTCGTCCTGATTTCTCTGATGTTGGTTCTGCTCTTGCTTCCATGGCTCAAGCTCATGCTTCCATGATTAATGCCGAACAAAATGTTGCTCTTACGCCGTATAAGATTGCACAGATTCGTGGTGATACTGACTATCGTAATATTTCTATTGGTGAGTCCGGTTATTGGAATAAGAGTACTGGTAGAGAGTCCGCGTTATTGGACCAGTCTAGAGAATATCAGGAGCTTAAAAATATGGAGTTTGCTGCCCGTCTTACTAATGCTCAAGAAGCTCAGATATTATTGGACGCTACCGCTCAACAGGTATTGAATAAGTATCTTGATGCGCAACAACAGGCTGATTTGTTTATTAAAGGTCAGACTCTGGCTAATTTGTATGCTCAAGGTGCTCTTACTGAGGCCCAATATAAGACTGAAATGGCTAAAGCTGTTAAATTGTCTGTTGAGACTAATGGTCTTAGGATTCAGAATAAGATGGCTGAATCAACTGCTGATTCTCTTATATATGCTAATATTCAATCTAATCGTGCTAGAGGTCTCTCTGCTCTGTGGGATTCAAAAAATGTAAATTTTATTAAGAATATTGAGTATTCTAAGGAGAAAGCTGTCCGTGATTATTATAAATGGTCTTCTAAGCAAAAACAGAAGGACGTTAGTTCCTATGAATTACGTAATGCTCTTGATTATGGTATTCGTACATTTCAAGGTATTGGTAATAGTATTGGTCGTAGATAACATACTTCAGGACTAGAAGCCCATCGCGGCGTTTGAGCGATATACACCCGCTGCCCGCGTAGGGCCTGATAGAAAAACGGAGCGGAGCGACTTCCTTATAGGAGCGCCCCGCTCCGGTATTTTAGCACAGAGTGCGCAAAGGCAGGTTCTATCTGACCTGCCGTGCCTATACACCTTTGTATACATCCACTTGTTAGTTAAGCGAAGCCCCTAGTTGCGTACGAAGTAAATTCGAGTTATCCTCTCGAATTCTCCATGCCCTTGTCTATAAACGCGCAACTCACACTTTACGGTAGAACCTAAAAAAACAGTTTTCTTTTGTGATTATGAAAATAGTTTGTATATTTGCCCCCGTGTAGAGGTTACAACTATTATTAACACTTTAAAATTATTACAATTATGCAGAAATTTATTATCTCAGTTAAAGAAAAATCTACTGGCCGTGATGTTATTCCGCCTTATATCGTTAATTC